TTTTGAGGATATAAATTAGGGCTTGATAAGAAAACATAATTGGCATCTTGTATAAAATGTTTATTAGGAATCTTCATAACGATACCCCTGCCTCTTCCTGCGTAGCCATCATCCCATGCAAATCCCTCACCATTCACAGCACTTATGACATCACCTGTAGTACATATCCATCTCTGGATAGCACCTTCAAATTTAACTCCATGTACAGATGTAGCCGTCTGCCACTGCAACACGCTATTTGCATCTGCAGTCCCCAAACCGGTAGCGTCTATACAGGTGTGAGGGTGATTATCTGCTCTGTGGTAAAAAGCGTTACCATGTGGGAAATCAATCCAAAAAACTGGATTGGCTCTATCAGACCAGTTGTTAATTCCAAATGCTGTTGATTTATTAAGTCGGTAGTTGCTGTCCTGCGTGTTTATCATTTTAATCTGCCCCTGTTCCTCACAGGTTTTTGTATCACTCAAAGTTTTTTCAGGATGATAATTCACTGCATTTTTTACCAAAGAAGGGGATGCTAAAACATAAGGCTTCCATTGACCTCCTTTATGATAATACCCTTCTTCAATTCTTATCACATAGCCACTTTCTTGTGGGTAATACCACATCTCAGTACTATCAGGTCCATGATATCCTCGTACAGGTATTGTGCCTCTTACTCCTGCTACTGTAAGTGTATCCAGCATTTTATTAGCATCAAGGTGTATTCCATTTGCCAAAACAGCATATGGAATACTGACATAAGGTTTCCACTGGTCTACTTGTGCATAATAACCCTGTTCCATCCTAGCAAAATACTTACTCTCCCAATAGGCATCTCCAAATTCTACAGTAACCATTCCATTTCCACGGTTGACCATCGTGCCTTCGATAATTTCATCATCACTATCCGTAGTGACCGTCTTATAGCCCTGCAGCACTTGAGCCTTGCCGGCAGTAACATCATCTGATGATACTCCGCCTGTACCTCCTGCCATCAAAATTGCATCAGCCATATTACACCTCCTTTACTGCAAGATAAAAGCTTCTTTGAGGCTTCTTTCTATAGCATATGAGCTCTATATAGCCGTCATATACTGCAACCTTGTCAAGACAGCTGTAGGCCTTCCATAGGCCTTTTATAGTCGCTGAATCTGATATGCTATCACTTATGCTATGACCCACAATAGGAATATCACTTGATTTAATTCCCGGAATATTTATTCGCTGTTTAAATATCGTAGTACCTTCCCAGCTGCTTACCGGGACTTCTACAACCGCCACCTTTTTAAGCTTTTGATTTATCCTGTTCTCAATATTCTTTAAGCCTGTATCAAATGTTCTGATATCCACATATACACCATTCGGAATACTGTAAGTGAAATTTATCTCACTTGCTCTATCAATAGTAAGATAAAATTCCATTATGATAGTCACGGGAGCACTTGTCCTATCAGCCAAAAAGTCAGGATTTATAGCAGTAGCAATTGCGATCAGGGTTTCCTGATTGCCCACCTTGCCATATATCCCGACTTCCTTTATTTGATATCCTACGCTTACATTTTCATTACTTACTGTTGCATTTATCTTTAAGACATTGCCATCTACCACTGCTGCAGATATATTAAAAGTATTTTTATACCCTATAAGCTCTGTAAATGTCTTCAAGTCCTCGCTTCCTGTATATGTACCATCACCTATCTTTATGCTTGAAAACTCTAAGTTCTCGCCATTTATAGCTCTATTTATAATATTTATACCTGCATTTGTAATCACAGGTGTATTAAATCTCGCCATTTCTTACCTCACTGACTGTATAGTTACACTTTGTACAAGACCTCCAATATAAACTGTAGACTTTATATCTGTTATTCTTTCTACTGCTATCAAGGTCGCACCGGCATTTTTAATCTTTTTTATAATCTTAGAAAGCTCCTGCAGTGCTTCAGTATCACTTGATCCGCTTGTAACTATCTTAAAGCTGCCCGGTACTCCATTAAACTTATCCCATTCGATCACTTCACCGTTGCCAAGCACGGTCTGTACTACAGCTCTTATACTCGCCTTAGTGCCGGCTTTTTTATATAAAGCTATCGCAGACTTTACAAGCTTTCTTTTTGTCTCTATATCCATATCTGAAGTATAGTAAGGGATGTCAAGCTCGATCGCTCTCAAGTCAAGAACCTCTTCACTCAAATTATCAATGCCGGATATAACCATACTCTTATTTAATGCCTGAAAGTATTTATTAAGTACAGTATTTATTGCGTGGCTTAGTGCAAGTACTTCCGGATCGGACTTGAATTTATGTGGTAAAACATCCACAATATGAGAGTTAAAAATATCAATCACTTTCAAGGCCTCCATATGTGATATTTGATGACTTCAATATTGCTATATGTGCATCATCTACACTTATAAATGCCGGCTCAACTATCTCCACTCTCTTTGCTCCCGCATTTACTATCATGCTTACAAGCATGGAAGGATTTACATCTCTACCAATTCTCTCACTTTGATATCTCTTAAAATCTTCTATAGCTTTAGTAACTGCTGCTTGGATATTTGTCACATTGGCCTTGTCACTGTCGTTTATAAAGTACTTTAGATTTATATTATAGTTACTATCCAGTGGTGCATTTACCTCAACCACATCAGTAAGCGGTTTTCTATCATCACTTGACAGATACTCTTTAAGTCCTCTACAAAATTCTGTATCCGGCTTTTCTCCACCTTTTAGAACAACCCTTATGTCCACTACTCTAGGAGACGGATTCGTTACCCTTACATCAGATATAAGGCTTGAGTATGCTTTTGTATGATACTCATATGCACCGATCGGGCCTGCTACCGAATATGTAGAGCTTGCCAAAAATATTCTTTCTCTAAGTGTTTCATCATCTTCTACATCAGCTCCATACTCTGTAGTATTTGTATTTGATACACTTTCTATATACGGAATACTGTCTACAAGTATCTTGATTCTGCCTGATACAATATCATTGTATTTACTGCCTACCTCTACACATTCGCAATCTATATCTATATACTCTTTTCCTGCTGCTATCTCAGCAAATTTAGTTGTTCTAAAGTATATACTGCCATCTGTTACCCTCGTATTCTTTGGTATAGGTATATTTGATGTCTGCACGCTTGATAACTTGAATCTGACCTTACATTTACTTGGCTCTCCCGTCTTTCTTTCTATACCGAACGCAACGGCCATATTATCGAGATACGGTCCGTTTGAGTATTTTAAGAGGTTCATTTTACCCATATTGTCAAGCCACATAAATCCCTGGAATAATTGCAAGCATATAGCATTTAGTATAAACCTATATGGTGATACTTTAGGTAATGTATATTCATTATTGCCGGTTATCCGCTTGTATTCATTTTCATATTCTTTTACAAGCTCTTCCATCAAGCTTTCAAGTCTCAGATCATCAATAAAACTTACATCCGGTACTCTCTCAAACATCTTCCCTCCTTCCCAGCTTTATCAATACATTAAGCATTGATATGTCTTCACCTTCCTTAAAAGAAACTTCTATCACTTCTACCTCCGGTATATACTTTTCAACTTTGTCGAAAATATCTGCAGTAATTATCTCTTTTGAAATATCAATACTTTCAGATATCACACTTGGATCAAGACCAACCCGTCTGTCTAAAGGGATTGTGCCTTCATAAGTACTGCATAAAGTCTGTATTGATATTAAAAGCTCAGTATCGATACTGCTATCTATCGTAAAATCCACTTTAATATTCATCAATGATACTCCGTAAATGTTAATGTGATATCAGCTTCAGATATAAAGCCGTCTCTATATACCACATTGTAGGCTTCACTTATCTTTGTCAGATTAAATTTATAATTTGCAATCCTTTTACCACCAATCACTATATAATTTGCTCTGCCGATCTTTAATGCACTTTCAAGTTTCTTAATAGTCTTAGTGATATTAACTCCCAAAAAAGCATTTAAAGTGATATCAAGTGTAATTGTCTCAAGATCTGCTCCCAAAAATTCTCTTTTAGGCTTTCCAAATGTCGGAGTATGACTTGCCCACCTTGATGAGACTTCTCTATTAAGCTTTTTAAAAGTAAGCACCTTATCGCTTGATACAGAAAATACCAGGTCTTTTCCCCAACTTCCAAGCTTTCTCATGATCACCTTCTTTCTAAAGCTTCCACACGCTTTATAAGATTTAAAAGAGTTGATACATTTATACTTCCTGCAGTCACTTTCAATGTTATATCTGTGCCATCTGAACTTATCATTGTATTGTCAGACAGCTCTTCATAATACACATTCTGACCTGACACCTTAGGAACATTTGCATCATTAAAAACTGTACCCAGAACAACTGCTGCATTAGTGCCGTTACTAAGATGTGCTACAAGTATTGACTCGCCTACTTTAGGCATCTTATATCGGCTATTACTAAGTACCGGCATAATACTTGTTACCATGGCGGTTCTATCCTCATAGTAGACAGATATCATTCCTTTTTCATAATCAATACTTGATACTTTGCCTATTCTGATTACATCATTCATGAATCCTTCTTTCCACCCGGTATATTCAGCTTCGTTCCTTCCCAAATCCAGTGACCGTTATCTGAATCTTTCTTTCCATGTCTCTTCGCTTCCTTCTCGATCACATCCTTGTTGGCTTCATATATTTCTTTCATCTTCACACCCTTACCCAGATACTTCTTTGCAATGTTCCAAAGATTATCACCTTTTTTTACTATATATTCCATGCCATCTGCTGCACTATTGTTTTCTTTTGAAGCATTTTCTTTTTGGGCATCTCCTTTACCGCCGGCTCCTATCCTTGATATCACCTTTCTAAGACTAAGGCTTTGACTGTATCCGCTACCTGCTATGTTATGATTTATACTTGTTATAAAGTACTTACCATCTATCTCACCACCAAATCCGAACAGATCTACGCAATTTGTAGCCGTTATAAGCATCGGCTCTACCAACTCAAGACTCATAGTAATAAGATCTCTATTGGATTTATTCACTTTTGCAATTGCTTTTTTCATTGCATCAGCTTCATCATCTGCAGATTCATTGATATATAAAAGCCTGTCACTTTTGCCTACCGTCACAGATATAGTCTTATTGTCTTTAGAATTGGTATATGAAAAAACGGCTCCTGTGTAAGTTCCTAAAACACTGTTATTATAAGTCCACTGTGTACACTGATCAGGCTTTATGCCGGCTACACTGTCTTTGTCCTCATATCTTGCAACATCATAGATTACAGCTTTATTATCATATACTTTCAGACTCAGTCCATACTTGTCACAAAGAGACTTTAGAAAAGATGAGTCCGTCTGATTGGACTGCTCAAGCTCCTTTATCTTATCTTCCACATCACTGTCATATACAAGGTTAAGACTTGATGTGCTTGTTATCTCACTTGCTATCTGCTTTACCGATACATCTTTCCAAAGTTTTGACTTTGGAGTCACACTAAACTCATTTTTTACAGGCTTTATAGTAGCATTTATTCTACAAGTTAAAGGACTTGACGATATCGAAAAGTCATCCACTGCAAAGGATCCACAGTCAATCTTATTCTTTTTATTATTCTCATCAGTCCAGGATATTTTAGCTGCTATCTTATCATTCAGCTTTGGAGTCCAGCCGTTCGCCCACCTTTTATCCA